ATGGAGTTCCAGTACTCGACGAGAAAGGAAACGCGCTGACATTGCAGCAAAAGATGGAAAAGAAATGGAATAAACCTGCTGGATACTTCAGTAATGTTTCTCCATTACGTAATGAGTATGTTAAAGATGAAGACAGAACGTACTTTCAAAGTATGTCCTGGAAATTAAATGATGGTTCCACCGTCTTTGATACTTCTACAATGGATGGAGAGATGGGGTACTACGTATTACTTGCTTCTTCTAAAGTTGCTAATTCAGAGAAAGAGTGGAGACAACATATTTGGCCAAAAGCGGAGTGGTATATATCTTTAGAGAATGAATCTGAACAGATTAAATATCAAAAGAATAGTATCAAGTCTAAAGCATTCTCAATATTGGAAAGTTCTTCTTTCACTGACGTATACAAGAGAAAGTTCATCACTTTGTTGGACTTAGCAGATTCTAAATCCATCTTAACTGCTGAGCAGGTTCATAATATACTCTTTGAATATATAGATAAATCTACATTTATTCCAGGATCGAACATAGATAAGTTCAACGAACTTAATACGTTGCTATCTACGGCTACTGGAACTCCATTCTCAATCCAAGGAGTATAGGAGATGTAATTAGCAAGTCCCCCTTTACTCAAAGAGTACAGAGCTCGGATTCCATCATTACATCTCCCAATTTTTACCTTTTGCATTTTGACTCCAGAAGAGTCGTTTACCCAATCATGTATTCCTGTAGCGGTAGATCTAGGAATACTATTTACAAAAATTAATGCCATATTTTTTATTATTTATTAACCCAAAATAACAGGGTCCTTTAATTATTATTTAAAGTATTTTTCTTTTTAATTAGATCAACTAATTGATCTGTGTCTAGTTCTTTGTGAACTGTTCGATGTATTAATGATACAACTTGTGTTATGCACATTCCTATTATAAAGGAGGAAGAGTTCAAGAATTTATCATCTACATGCAAATAGTAAGTAAATAAAGGTGTTAAGTAATGCCCACTAACTACGCCAGCGACTAGTCTACTGATGTAGCTAAGCATTTTATTTTTTGTAAGAGCACTGTAACGAATACTAATTAAAATACTCGTTAGACTTCCAAAAAATCCGGCAATAGGTAAATCGTACATTATACTAATTGTTTTATTTTTTCAGCCATAAGCTGAAAAGTTAAATGAATAGATTGATTCATTTCTAAATCATCTACTCCACAAATATTCAAAAAGATTATTTCTTTCTTAGTTGCTCTCAAGAAGAATAAATATGACCACTTAAGATTATTTTTAACTAAGATCTTCCTTATAGTAGTTGTCTCAGTTAATTTAATAAAGTGACTATCTTCTCTTATAGCATTTAGAAATACTCTCACATCATCCTCATTTACTCTTATTTTTTGGGTTTCGTTTTTAATAGTGTTAACCCTATCATCAACTACTTCATTTAGTACACTATAGTAAAGAGGGACATTAGAGTTTATCAGTCCGCCAGAGTTTTCTATTCTAACGATTGCACAACTATTAACTTGTGGTAATCCTATTAGATGATTTAAATTATCATAGATCAGTACTAATTTATTTAGTTTATCCTCTACGAATAATCGATTTGAATTTCATTTGATTAATTCCTTTATTACAGATAGTAATGTAGTTATGATATTGGTTCACATTTATGCTTCGAAATCATAGCTTGTTGTTATCGTAAAGGCTTTTTATCCTTTACTTCTTATACTTCATTTCGTATAAGTTCAGCATATATTATCTCTGATATCAGAGTCGAGCACTCGTGGCTACGTTATATTTATTCAGTAGCTATGCGTTACACTGACTCTACGCCTTTCGTAATCGTAGAGTTTAGCACGGTATTGGGGATCTCACCGTTTACCGTTTTTGCTCGATTTAAAGTACACCTATAGGTGACTAAATTATTTATCCATCTTTCAAATTCTTTTAAACTAACTTTATTCTTAGCTCAATTACAATATTTGCAGCAAGGAACTATGTTATCCATAGTATATCCTTTCTTAGAATCTATTCGATCTAACCCATTATAATGATACTCACAAGCAGTTTTAGCCTTGAAAGTGTTTGTAGGTTTTGCGTTACAGTAATTACATCTTTTTTGTAAAAAGGATTCAAATTGAGTCTGATTAATAGCGACATTAATCTTTCTTCTTTGAGCTCCTGCAAGAAATCTATAGTAAAGTAAATTAGTAAATCCTTGACAATCTTTTAAAGAATTATTTTTACCAATTTTTGCAACTACTTCTTTATGAAGACAGCCACATGATTTAACTTTACCACTCTTTACATCCCTTGCGTTTTGAAATGTATATTTCCCGCAATCACATTTAAATTTAAACGCTGCTCTTTTTTTAGAGCCTTCTTCAAAATAACCTACACATTCTATTAATGTTAATCTGTCATACTTTTGTTTACCGAAAACGGCCTTGTGCACATAAGTAGAATCTATAACTAGTTTCATAGTCTGTTATAATTTAATCCTCGTAAGAAAAAATGTACTCACCACAGCGTGTGATATCCTTGATCCACAGACCAGCAGTTCCTTCACAGAACATATCATAACCCGCTTTCATAGCAGATACAGCGCCACCTTTTACGGGACCAGTAGGAGTCAAAGTTCCACTGTGGTATCCCCAACGGAAGGTATCTTTAACACGCAACATCTGCATGTTATTTTCGCCGCCCGAAGTGCCTAAATCCATGAACGTAAAACGAGCAGAATCGACTGGGAGATTTGGATATTGTGGGTGCATACGCTTGCAGTACGTGCGGTCATCGTTCGAACGATTTACCATGAAGTCAATCGTCATACCGTGTGGGCCATTGTAACGAGTGAATTGCGCACCATAAGCCAAGTGTGGGGTAGAAGTGTCAGATGCAATTTTATTGATAAAATTGGTATCTACAGTTAAGTACCCAGAAGTAAGACGAACGAGAGAGTCATGGAAAAGTTGAGCTCCAAGAGTTCCAGACATAGCGACAGTTTTACGTTGGTTTTCGTCTTTACGAGTAATAAAGATATCTAACAGATAATCTTTTAGGTCAGTTACAGATAACGGACCACTGTAATATTGAATCCAGCTATCTTTCAACTGCTGACGAAGGCCAGGACCCGTTTTCACCCAGTATCCATCAGGACCAGCTTGTGTTTGCTTTTTACCGTAAACAAGTTGTGCTTCGATGCTTTTGTGAAGCTCATCCCACATTTTGGCTTCTGCCATAGGAAGGAAACGTGAAGCAACTTTGGTTTTGCCATCCACAGTATAATTAAATTGGATGCCTAAGCGACCTTCTTCTCTCCATGCTTTATCAGTTACAGTGAACTTTTGAGCAAATGCGGAAACTTGAGATTCAAGTTTGAAAGAGTTAGGATATTGTTGACCTCCAAACATTCCGTTGTACTCGGAAGCAACAGAAGTCCATACTTTGGAAAATTCTCTACCAGGGTTCAAAAGAGCAACTGGTAAGTAGTTGGTAGGATTATCTCCTTGTAATTTAACCGTGTAGATAAAGCCAGTACCGTCAGCGATGGGGCCGTCTACAATAGCGAGTGGGTACTCGTTATCTTCACCAAACAATACATCTGGGGCAGCGTAGTAGTTAAGATCGAGTTTAAGTTTGAAAGGTTGACCGTGCAACCCTGGCATCGTATTAGAGCTTTCTAAGTTCTCTACTACGCGAGCAAATTTCTCCTCTGCTCCCATGAGGGTCCAACGATAAACTTCAGTATCAATTTCTTTGATAGCCGATTTACCGCCAGTCATGTTGCTGATTAACTTTCCGTTAAACAGATCGTTCTGCGAAGAAAAGATTTGTGTGATGGTATTTTCGAAAATGTGTGGTTTACCAGTTTCATACGAATTTCCTAAGTATTGTGAATCGACAAAAGTGCCGCCGAACGAAGGAAGACGTTGAATGATAAAGCTTGATTGTGGTGTTGCCATGTTTTAATTACGTATTCATTTTGATAAATCGAAGTCATCCTTAGTGTCTTTTACGGATGATCCTCTCTTAACCTGAGAACGAGTGTCTAATTTAGCTTGCATTGTTTCCTTGAAACTCTTAGCATTTTCTGTTTTTAATCGTTTATTAAGACGATCAAAATTAAATCCCACTCTTGGATCGTAGTCAGCCATTATATCAGCTAATTGGATTAGGTGGTCTGGGTTCTTCAATGCGGATTGCAAAAAATAGTTAAACTCGGTTGTAACTGTTTCCTCTTTTTGTATTGGTTGAAACAGTACATTTTTTATTCTGTTCTTTCTTAGTGAATCTAACTTAGAACTTTCTATCTGATTTGTGATTGCAGCAGCCCTTTCTTCAGCGAGTTTCTCATCTTGAATCTTTTGATTCTTGGCGGTGTTTATAAGATTTTGCTTTTGCTCTTCTTTTAAACCTTTGAGATACTCTACTGCTTCTTCTGCTTCTTCTTCGAGAGAAGTATTTTCCATACGCTCTAACGTATTTATCATTCTCTCAATTTTATCTTCTTTGTAATTTGGGTTAATCACTTTGTAGTAATCCCTTATTACTTGTTTTTGTGTTATTGGATCTGATAAATTAACATTATCATAATCAATGGGTGCATAAGCACTCAAGTAGTCTTGCAAAGATTTTCCTCCCTCTAATCCATACATGAGTAAAGGTTTAAAATCTTCTGGCAATGCTTTCCAAATTTGCTCGACAACTCTCTTATTTCTAATTTGGTCAGTAAGTTGTACTGCTTCTTCTAATTTTTCTGGAGTCCCATCGAATTCAAAATCTTCTGGAACTTCGATAAGATTATTTATCTTCGCATATTCAAAATATGTAGAAGCTTCCTCGTCAACTTCTATAGGATTATTATCTCCTGAATCATTAGAGTCGTCATCATTATCATCACTATTTGGCAAGTCTGTTTCTGTTATTTCCTCAACTGGTGGGATGAGATTCAACTCGTCGTCAGTAGGAAACATATAGTCTTCTATATTCATACAAAATTATTGTGTTGGGTAAAGTAAATGCTATTATTGTTTTATATTATTTGAAATGACTATAGCTCTATTTGGAGAGTGATCTCTTCTTTAATTGGATTTCAGCATCTCGTTGCCTTGTCTCCTCTTTAAACCTATCTTCTTCTAACTTCAACTTAGATCTTTTTAAATTGTAATCAGCCTTAAACTTCTCCAATTCAAACTGATCTGGGATTCCATTATTATCACTATCTTGATCCTTCTGGAACTTTAAAGTATCTAACTCAGCAATATACTCTTTCGAAGCAAGTTCTCTCGCTTGGAATTCCAGTTGAAAAGATTGATCCTCTTGCTGGAGTTGTATTTGCGCTTGCTGTTGTTGCTTCATCATCTCCTGTTGCATAGTTATTGCAGAGGCTTCAGACTCCTTAATATATCCTTCTAATTCTTCAATGGATTCGGTTTTCAACATCTTGATTAAGTCAGAGAACTTAGCTTTATCATTCTGAACTAATGCTTGAGATAGAGACTTTAAAGACTCAAATATTGCTTCTTCTTTAGGAGAGTTAGAAACAAATACTCCAAGATCTACATTATTTAATGTATCAGGAGACATTTCTAATGTCTGAATACTCATATCATCTAAAACATACTGTTTAGTGATCGACTTATTCTTATATACCTGCTGAAGAGTCTGTACAAAAGAAGACAATATATGTTCCCATAACTTGTTGTGAGTATGGAAATATACTTCAGTTATAACGGCAGACATCTGAATATTGGCTTGAGCGTTAGTAACTGCTTCAGTGGGTCCTACCTGACCTTCTCTTTGTCTCGATACTCCAGCTACATCAGAGATTTGAGCATCAATTGAATTAAGTAAATTTACATAATTCATAATGTGATCTCCTGTAGACATATCAGTAGAGCCAGTTACTTTTCCTCTCTGAGACCAACCCGGGCTGTCTGCATTTTGTAATGGATTATAGAAATCTATATTTAATTGAGTTAAGTAATATAGCGTCTTATCCCAACCAAGTTTCGGATCCAACATTGTAGTATCAAAGTGGAAGATGCGACCTTTATCTTGAGCGATTAACTTTTTGAGTTTATGCGCTACTATAAAATATAGATACTGAAAAGGCTTCATTCTATCCATTAGAGCAATAGGATTAGCATTCATAGCTGAATAAACTACTCCGTGATACCCCAACTTCACATTAAATGGATCGTCAATAGATCTAAACTGATTCTTCTTAGGACCAATCATAACATAGATCTCTTCCCCAATACGAGTTCCAGTCCAAATTTCTGGTACCCATCCCCAAGATAATGCAAACGGATTACCCTGCAAATCTTTCCAGGTATAGTACTTTGTCTTCTTATTATAGTCTCCAACGAGTTCTGTTTTCACAGCATTCTTAGGAACTTCAAAGTGCTCGGAAACTAATTCTAATTCTGGTTCTCCGTACTCATTTATAAAGTTTAAGAATCCCACTTGTTTCTGAGATCTCCATTCAACGTGTTGAACTAACCAGTCGGCAGCTTGATTACTATCTCCATAAGAACCTTCCCTATACTTAGAATTATTTACTTCGTTAAGATACAGTTGCACAAAACCTGGTTTTGAATCTCCAGATCCAGAATGTAACGTATCAATCTTTTCGATCTCTTCTTCAGTCATGTAACTGCCGTAAGTATCTAGTATTTCTCCAGTACTCATATACGTTCTATATCCAGCATAAAGCCCATCTTGAACATACTTTTGTTCGGGAGATTTATGATAGAATACACCTAACGGATTAAGTATCTCTAATACCGGATTATCTTCGTGAGATCCAACATATACATGTTCATACCCGGAGAGTAGTGCGTGTTTAAATCCATCATTCTTTAACTCAGGTATAGAGAGAGATTTCTCAAAAAGTTTCAGTAGCTTGTTGGCTACGATTTCTCGACTCTCTAAATACGTAGTATTCATATACTTTCTAATTGTTTCAGGATCCATAGGATTAGCAGACGATTCTACTAATTGAGGATCGAAATTAGGTAATACAGATTGAATTGTTTTCTGAATCTGTGAAGACACATATTGACGTAGCAAATAATCTTGATGTGCAATCTTAGACTTTATACCTTCTGAATTTACGAGTACCGCTTTGTAATTAAATGGCCTAGTAAATTCATCCCGTAATAATACTTGTATTTTATTATAGGTCTTATTGTATGGTTGAATCTCGTCTTGAAATTGACCCACATCTAACCCTAGTGGTTCACACTCTCGTTCAAAATCTCTCTGGTTTAACTGATTGTTAAATAATTGATAATTAGATAACATTCGATTAAACTCTGAGGACCCCGTACCATCAGCACTATTTTGATGAGAAAAAGATAGTAGACTATCTATCGTGTCTTTTGCCCACTCAAAATCATTTTTTGATTTTTCAGCAAAGGAAACTCTTTGCTTTGGAAAATTTTTCATTTATTTAAATAAACGTTTATTGTTGACTACTGTGTTCATGAATTGCTTATCTAGTTCAGAGTAGGCTTGTTCAGTAAATTGATTTCTTGAAGTATTATGTATTTCTTCTAACCCAATCACACATCCAATTAAACCCATTACAGCGTCAAAGTTACCTTCAAGATTAAATGCTATTAACTGCTGTATTAAAAATGGATCAATGATTAAATCTAAATTTCGTTTTATAACATCGTTTACAGATTCTCGTTCCTGTAATAACCAGGTACGTACATATTGTAACGCTTCCCATTTAATCTTGTCGTTAGACATTGGATACCCGTATATAACAGAAGGGTTCGTATTAAAAGAAGCTTTACGATTTAATACTGTAGTTGGTTGGGCAGCTAATAAATCTAGTCGTTTGATCTTTTCAAAATAATCTTTTACGTTACCAATTGCATTCTCGAAATAGATCTTAGCGTTTCCATAAAATAAAGATAGTTTATAAAGAATCTCATTAACTTCGGATGCCCCTAAATAGGGACGCCCCACGTACGAAGCTACAATCTCATTGTGACCTACCGTAGTGGGGTATTTGTTTGTTTTCATTACGTAAATAGCAGCGAAAGATTCACCACTATTAGTATTATCTCTAAATGGGTCGCAGCCAATCACGTACGATCCTGAAGGAGTTCTCCCATTTTCAATATATGGAAATTCGTATATTACCACAGATCCTTCAGTATCGTCATGTTTCCACGGATACTCATTGATAGCATTAGCTTCCTCATCTAGAACATAATCAATCCCATTATAATAGGATGTAGGATTAAAAGATAATTTAACTTTCTTTTCAGTTAACTCGTAGACATTAGACTCTCGGACTTCTTGCAGTCTTCGTGTCAACTCTATAGAAGGAAACAAAGAAGAGGACTTTGCAAGGAACATTTCAGAAGGAACCAAAGGTCTGTACTGAATCATCTTATGAAGTTCTTGCGAACCTTTAGAAGATGTACGAGCACGATTCCGTTCTGTAATCCAGTAGTTTTTAGCCGCAACCTCGTCTGTATATCCTGTTTTTTTATCCTTGTATCTGTTGATAGACAAATACGCAGGTATAAAGAAGCCTATTCTGCCTCTGCCTTCCCATTCATCAGGAAAATCAAAGATATCGTATGCAGCAGGATTATAGAACATTTGTTGAGCATCTAGAGTTCCACTATCCATGTCACCTCCCGTACCCATCATTCATAGCATTCCGGTCTTACGATCACCATCTTGCAAGTTATCACGGGTGTTCATAAACACCTGTTTCAGCAAACTAAACATACCGATTTCTTCAAGTACAATTAATAAGTTACGTGCTCCTTGGTCTGCAAAAGGATTATCCTTAAAAGATCTATGTTTTATCATAGACTTAGATCCTTCGTCTTTCCAACCTCCTGGATACTTTCTTTTGTACTCAGCAGTTACTTGCTTACCAACAATCCAAGAACCAGTATATTGTTTAGTAAGAGGAGATGGATAGTACTTTCCATTTATAATCTTAGCACCTGGTAATCTATCTAATCCTGACTTAGTCTTGTTTAGGAGTAGTCCAGACTTTTGAGAATCTTCAGCTCCTACAGTTATATCTACCGTATTAGGATACTTAATAGTGTGTTCATCATACTTTACCGCTCCATCAAAAATCCATTCTTTTAATACTATTCCCTCTCCAGCTATATAGGACTTACCAGTATCTCGAGAACCCAATACAAGGCCATTCTTCATCTGATTCTCGAACAGAGCTCTTCCTTTATGATAGTTGTGAAATGATGTTAAGTTAGTAAGAGGGTGAACAAATTCTTTACGAGTTCCATCAGGTCTAATAGTATTAGGGTACTCATTTAATAGATACTCGTCTGTAACATCTGGTATAAGTAATGCGTAGTTAGAAGATAATTCTGTATCTAATTCGAATCCGGAAAATCCTCTACAAGCAGTGTAATAGTTAAATACCTTTCATTCTAAATCCCGTAATCAAGGCCTGTCGTAACTCTTATGATTCGAGTTCCCTTTATTTAATTGGATAGTACCTAAGTTCGTATAAAAATAAAGGTTGGGGACCATATAATGGCCACCCAACCAATGTCCTTCAATACTTCTTTGTTTCTGTTCCCTTCAAAAATTTACGTAATCATTAGACGCAGGATGTAGATCCGGTATTTCAATAATAAATTCTTGTGGATTTAATATCATTATTCTGGTTGATATTGAGCTGGATCAGCCGGTTGATATCTAGGTTCAGTATCGTGAATTGTAACTTCAGATAGTATCAACATATTAGCTGCCGATACAGCATTAGTTAATGCTTCAACTACCACTAGGGTAGGATCGATAATTCCTGCCTTCGACATATTTTCATATTTGTCAGTAGCAGCATTATACCACATATCCTCAGTTACCTTAAACAAAATATCTTTTGGCTCTTTTCCAGCATTTGTTATAATCTTATTAAATGGAGCCCTCAATCCACCCTTGAAGACATCTAGAACAGGTTTTACTTCTGGAGTCGAGTTGAGTCTTGTAGAAATATCGTAAAGAGTTTGCCCTCCACCAGGTACGTATCCTTGTAGAATAGCAGCTCGCGTAGCTTTAATAGCATCATCAATACGATCTTTCTTTTCGTTCATTTCTGTCTCAGTTGCAGCACCTACATAAAGAACAGCGACTTTCGCAACAAGTTTAGCTAATCTTTCTGTCATTTTTTCTACATCCCATTCGTGAGTAGCATTCTGAAGTTTACCTCGAACTTCATCTGCACGCTGTTGAATGAGTACTGGATCTCCAGCTGGCTCAATGAAAATAGTCTCATCCTGGGAAACTATAATCTTTTTGCATGTACCTAACTGACTAATTGTAAGATCTTCAATTCGCATAGCCTTTGCGTCTGTAACTAATTCAGCTCCAGTTAACACGGCTAAGTCCTGTAAAATCTCCATTCTTCTATCTCCGTAAGCGGGGGCTCGCACAGCAACTACAGGAAATCCATTCTTCAGCTTATTTATGGCTAATAGAGATAGCGCCTGAGCTTCTACTTCGTCTGCAAGTATAACTAAAGGTCTGGAGGCACGAGCGGCCATTTCCAGAATCGGAACTAACTCCTGGATAGTTCGCAGCTTTTTATCCGTTAGAAATATAATTGGATTTTCGAACACCGTTTCCATTCGTTCTGGATTAGTGACGAAATAAGGAGATAGAAATCCCTTGCTAATAGAAACACCATCTACTATTTTAGTATAGGTTTCATTGGTTCTAGATTCTTCTACGGTGAGGATTCCATCTTTACCTACCTGATTAAAAGCTTCTCCAATAAGTGTTCCAATAAACTTATCGTTATTAGCTGATACGGTAGCAATTTCTGTAATCTTACTACTATCTACCGGAGTAGACATGGCGTATATTTCTTTTGTCGTAACTTCAAGTAAATGCTCGAACTGACGTTTTACGTCAATTGGAGATATATTACTATTACGTACCAAATCTACAGCTCCATTGACAAATGCTTGAGCAAGTATGGCAGATGTAGTGGTACCATCGCCTGCATTACGAGATGTACGTAAGGACGACTGATTTATAATTTGTGCTCCTAAATTTTCAATAGGATCCACTAATCTAATTGATTGAGCAACAGTTACACCATCTTTTGTTACACCTGGAGTACCATATTTATCAATAACTACATTTCTACCTTTTGGGCCTAATGTTACACCTACTGCATCAGCAAGTATGTTAGCCCCTTTAATTAACTGATCCTGTGCTGTAGGATTAAATGTTACTATTTTGTTTATCATTCTTCTTTAAATTTTAGTAGTATTAATCTACTACATTCTCTGTTATCTTATAGTTTTTGTCTCTCTTAGGAAGAGGAGTTCCCTCAGATTTTTCTAACTTATTTACAAACCTTCTATTCTTTTTTCTATCCCACAACTTAGCAGATTCTTCTGCATAAATGTCCTCTTTGAGATCAAAAGAACTATATACTTGGTTTTGGTGATGTGGACTCGGCATAACCAGCAGTAGTAGTTATTGTATTAGTTGCGTAAGGATAAGGCAATGTTCCGCTCCATACTCCCATTATTAGCGGTAAGCACATTTCCGCAGCCACAAGAAACTTTCTCTTCGATTTCCTCAGTATCTGCTAGCCTATTAGTCAATGTAATTAATATATTCTCTAATAAGTCTTCTGCGCATTCTTCAATTTCAGGAGACAAATCTTTTCCACTATTGTATCCATACAATAGACTGGTTGTTTTCGACATCAATTCCATTAGGAGATAGCTCTCCATTTTATTTTTATTTTCCATTATTTAATAAATTTTCGCAATATTTTTTAAATTCTATTTCTTGATTTTCTCGTAATAGCGTTCCGTTATAATAAACCTTAATAAAATAACCAGGATGCCACATTTGTAAAAAGCCTCCAACTCCAGTCATTAAGTTTAAAGTATTAGAATAAAGAGTGGCAGAAAATATCTTATCATCTTCGTAAATATCAATCCTAGGAGCACTAGGATCTGTTCGTCTTTTATTAAAAACATCTGTAAGATATTCTCTTAATTCTTTTTCAGAAAGAGAGGGCTGTACACTAGCCTTTTTCCAAGACTTTGTTTCAATCTTGTGCCCTAAAGCAGAAGCAATATACTTGTTATATGCCTTTTTAATACTTTTACGTAGCTTTTTATTAGCGTTAGTTAATTTTTTAACAGCTTTCTTCTCACGATTAAGTTCGAGAAGAAGTTGACCATTTCGTTTAATTAAAGATAGAACTTGATCTTTATGCTCTTTCTCTTTTTGCTGAATTATCTCAGATGCTTTCTCTAAAAGAGCCGCAAAGTGCATCGCATTCCATTTATAATATTCTAATTCTTTATTCGGTTCCATTTACAATCTATTTTGCAGAGGCAACAGGATTCGAACCCGTATAGTCACAGTTTGGACCTGTGCTCGCTCGGTTTTGAAGACCGACTCCATTTGTCCACATGGATAAGTGCCCCTATATTGTCCTATTTAGGTCGGACTTACCTTATCATCTGGATGATTAATTTCTACAGGATTCTTTAGGCAGTTAAGGAAAGTTTCAATAATATCTATTAACTGTTCATTTTCTATCTCGACTGTAGGATCCTCACTTCATAGTACTTCAATAGAAGCGTGTTTACCGTAAAATTTCATTTACTATATCTTTAATTGCGGCCAATGCTAAGAGAGAATTTAATACTGGAACGAAAGCCATTGACCAATAAAGTTTTCGAGGAATATCTTTCACTATATCTTTATTCTGATTTATCTCACATCCTATTAATGAGATGATAGTACTAACTATATAAATTGTTAAAAACATAATTTTATTATTCAGAGCGGTAAACGAGATTCGAACTCGCGACATTTAGCTTGGAAGGCTAACACTCTACCAACTGAGTTATTACCGCATTAATGTAATGAAACCATTACATTATAGTTTATCGAACATATACCAATACAATCGAGATAAATGATCCATAAACTCTATTTTTGTTCTATTGCTTTTAAATGAATTACAGTATTTACAACATGGAACTATATTTCCACTTATATAACCTTTATTATTATCTACTCTGTCTATTCCTTGATATCTTCCTATTACTTTGTTATTCAACTTAAGTAAGTTAGAAGGAACACCGTTACAGTAATGACAATTAGAATTAAATAATCTAACTGCTGTTGTATAATCCATATCGGATTGAAGACCTTTTGATGCTGCTCTAAGCAAGTATCTTTCGTAAACTGCTTTTAGTGCGGTACTTCAATCTACATGTTCTCTGTACTCAGCATATGCAGACATTACATAATCTAAGACTTCTTAGCTAAGCATTTTCTACAGGTACCTTGAACATTAAACATTTTATTTGCTTCGTGTGGTCCTAATGCATTTATATAAGATAATGGGGCTTTGGATACGTATACCATATTCTTTCTCCTACTAATTGAAACTGGTTGTGGAGTTAACTCTTCTTGTAATTCTTTTGATGCTGACATTATATTAATCCTTTTTCTGATAAAGACTCTTCAATATTACCGTGAGTGGCAATTTCTTGTTCTTTCTGAAACAACGTAACTATCTCTCGATACTGCTTCATCATAGGATAGAAGTCCTTCATTACCTTAGTTAAGATCTCGTAAGTAGACTCATCATATGTTTTAGAATCTAGAAAAGTATTTATCTCGTTGAGTTTCTTATTCCAGGTAACTAAGAATCTATCAGATGTATTTGGTAAATATGAAACAATCTTTGAGAGTGTATTATCGTAATCTTTAAAATCAAAATCTTGATCTTGAAGATAATCCTTCTTTATTAGTTGTTCTCTAGTTGGTATATCTAGTTCAAAGAATTTAGATAGGGGATGAATATAGAGAAATAAAGCTCACATCACATTGGAGGGAGTCTTATTCTTATACTCATCTTTAAATAACACTCTCATTTGTGAGTCTGCCCAAAAATCAGAAAAAATATCGAAATTAATTATCATTATGCAGTTTGGTCTGTAGATTCTGTGGAAGGAACTTCGGCCGTATCTGGAGCTTTCTGAAGTTTAGCAATTTCAGTTCTCCATTCCTTGATTTGAGCAGCAATACCTTCTAAGAAGAGTACGAGTTTTTTAGCATTACTAATAAACCATAACAACTGCCTACCATTACCTTTTGGAGGAAGTCCATGAAGCAGTACTTCGATAGCTAACAATTTAGCGCCAAAGTAGTTAGCAATAGATACAGTTTCGTTGACTGCTGTTTCGAGTTTAGTCTTATCCTCTTGCAGAGTCTTGATAAGATTAATTAATTTTTCTTTATTAAACGAATTTAAATTTTCCATTATACAATTTTTGCTTCTATTAAGATGTGTGGAACACACACAACTCCTTGAAATTCAGTTATTAATTTAGTTCTGTCTGTCTTCCAGTGATAAGAAGACGAGAGAGTTTGAGGATTCACATAAACCCTATCTCCAGCTACAAGAGAGACTCCTAACTCTTCTAATTTAGAAGAAGCCTGTTTTGATATCTGTGTGATCGTTCCAGCTGGAAGATGTCGTTGTTCAGATAGAGTTGTCTTAAGTCTTCCGGAATCGGATTCCATAACCGTGTTAAGTGGTATGATAATTCCAGAATCTGTAGTCGTATGATCTAGTGCCTTATCCAGTTGAATAAGAATTCGATCGCCAATTAATTCAATTTGTGTCATATTTATTTATAGTGCCAGGATCCAAATTTTTTCTTGTAGTCTCTACGTTCTGTATCCTTTATAATTATTTGTCGTAACTTTCAATAAGCTCTAAACTTAGATAGTAACTCTTCATCAGTACGATTAGCTCGTAACTTAGGAATCGTATACGTAATTATGTAGTGGTTTAACGCATTCAAAGATGGTCTTATCACCCCTCAATGAGGTAACCTAATTCCTGGAGAGTTAGGTTCTACTACGTAGTTCTTTATAGATGCAAAAACATGCTCCATCACATGATGAACTACTTCAATTGGATATTGAGTAAGTTCTTGTGTTTCGTCTATTATTTCATTAATTCTCGATATTACCATTAGCAAATATGATATTCATATTGAATAATAGATCCTTTCTAAACGCAGAAAGAGCCTGGAGTAAATGTTTAGGAAGATATATAATCTTATCTTCATCTCGTACTAAGAATTTCTTCTCTAATAGAGAGTATAGCTTATTATTAATATTTACTTTTGTAAAAGTTCTTCCTTGTGAAGAGAAACTTTCTATTACTTTGTTTTTCGCTAAAGACCCAAATCTCTGATACTGAAATCTATCTTCAGGTAGGATAGCGAATTCTATTACTAGTTCTATCTCAGAAGGTATCAATCTCTGAGATTCAGGTAAGAGAGAATTCATTATTTCTAAATAACGAAATAGAAATTCTTTCTCAGATAATTTTGGATATTTAATTGTCATTATTTATTGTTTTTAATATGAACTAAATAGTCCATAATCTCTTCCAGTGTCTTGTTGGAATCATAAGGATGAATATGTTTTCTATCTACACCAAGTAGTGTAGTGAGTTCGTCTTCAGTAATCGTTGGACGAGCTTGTAATTTCTCATAAGAAAATAGATCCGCTCCTTCCATATCTATCGCAAGTCTATAAGTGTTCTTTATATAATACTGTAGGTCGTCAGCAAGATTAGGAAGGGCAAACTCTAATGAGGAATATGTAGTATCATATCCATCTCCAACTTGATATCCTGCAGGTGTTATCTGTACTAATACATCTTCCGAATCAGTATAAAACGATAACTTTACAGAGTAATCTATAGTAAACCTGTTATTCATTTATCTCGTTTAGGGTAAATTATTACGTAATCTTTTTC